CAATATGCTGTCTTTGTGGATGGAGTTTACTGTAGCTATACAGACTTGCCTTTTATGGTGTTGTATGAAGATCAGGTCGTGCATGTTGCCGCAACTGTCCACGGTGGCGGCGGTGATGGCGGAAAGAATCCTATCACAACTATAATTTCATTAGCTGCAATTGCTATAGCGCCACAGTTCGGCACCTGGGCTGCTAATGGTATAGGATTTGATATTGGCGTAGGGCTTTCAGAGCTTGGTGTTGTAAACACTTTTGGTGCCCTTGAGGCCGTGCAGGGTATAGTTGGTGCAATCGCTGCAGGGGCTGTGGTCATGGGTGCTGGGATGCTGTCCTCTGCTATTGCACCAGTATCAGCCCCTAGCGCCAACGGCATTTCAGGTCGTCCAACACAGGAAGAATCGAAAAAGCTCTGGTCAATTGACGGTTCGCGTAACAAGGTCGATCTGTATGGAGTTGTTCCGTTAGTAATTGGCAAAGTGCGATTCTCTCCAAGACTTGCAGCTGTTCCGTATTCATATTTGAAAGACGAAGACAAGTTTTATAGGTATCTATATGTGGTGTCACTGGGAGACGTTCGCCTGTCAGGTTTTAAGATTGGAGACACTGCGCTGGAGACTTTTGAAGGTGTCACAAAGTTTGAGCATCAAGCGTGGTCTGGGGAAGCTTTGGAGTATTTTGACACTGCAATCAAAGAAGAGACTTTGTCAATTCTACTTAAACAGTCATCGGGCTGGCAAACAAGGACAACTCCCCTAAAGACAACAAGGGCGAGCGTCGAGGTCACTTTTCAAACTGGCTTAGAAAAGATTGACAACAAAGGCAATGCAAACGAGCTTACTATTGATTTTGAAGTTCGATTTAGAGAGTTTGGCTCTGCTACTTGGGGCGCGTCTACGGCCTATTCAGTCACAAACAAAACTCGCAATCCGTTTCGTCGTGGGTTTGAAATTGAGCTACCAAGCTCTGGTCAATGGGACATCTCTATTAGGCGCATAACTGAGGATCCAGACTATGAAGCCACCACAGAAACCACGCTTGACAAAGCCCACTGGACTGTATTGCGGTCTTTCACAGAGTACAAGTCAATTGATTACCGTGGGCGAAGGATGACCCTTGTAGAGCTTGAGATAAAGGCAAGCGACCAGTTGAGCGGGTCTATAGACGAATTTTCTTGTGTCTGCGAGTCGAAAGGACTTGTCACAGATGACTTTGGCAGCTGGACAGAGGCATACACATCTAATTGCGCCGCTCTTGCTGCGTACCTTATCCAGAACGGAGACGCTGTCGGAGAGGCAGAAGACAGAACAGAGATCGACCACATTGCATACAAAGAATTTTATGATTGGTGCGAGCTGTATGGGTGGGAGTATAACTCTGTGATTACATCGCGACAATCAGTGAGAACTACAATGCACAACATACTTGCAGCTGGTAGAGCTAGCTACTTGTATAGCTTTGGTAGTGCATCCGGTCAGCACTCTGTTGTATTTGACGACCCATCCCAGCCAATAATTGACGCAATTACACCGCGTACCGCGTGGGGCTTTAGTGAGAGAAAAGAGTTTCTTTCAAAACCAATTGACGGGTTGCGATTCCGATTTATCAACGAAGAAAAAGACTATCAGGAAGACGAGAGAATTGTTTACGCTGACAATGTAGACGCAAGCAATGCTCAAAACGTCATTGAGTGGGAGCAGGATGGAGTTACAACACCCGATCTTGTGTACAAGCATGGACGCCTGCGCCTTGCAGAGCTTGAACTTCGCCCCGCAGAATACACATTTAATACAGACTTTCGCTCTATTGCATACTCTCGCGGCAGTAGGATCAAGGCCGCATATGATGTCACATATTGGGGTATCGTTCAGGGGCGCGTGATGAAGGCCAGTGACGACGGTACATATATAACATCTATTGTTATTGACGAAGAGTTCACCATGGAGACTGGTAAAAACTATCAGATTGAGATGATGGGTATGGGGCAATCTGAGACATATGCCGTTAACACTGTTGTCGGAACAGGAAGAGAACTTTTTTTCACAGCGCAAGTGCCGATTGCGAACGGACCTGTTTTTGACGACCTTGTTGGGCTTGGCGAGACAAGCAGAACAAGCGTCAATTTACTTGTAACGTCTGTGCAACCCGAAAGCGACATAACCGCAAGGATAACCGCAGTAGACGCAGCTGACAACCTCATGGATGCAATCAGTGGGCCAATACCTGCATTTGACAGCAATATAACAGCTCCTAGCAGGGTATTTAAAGAAAAACCATCAACTCCAATAATCGAGTCTGTGCGCTCAGACGAATGGGCAATGCAAGTAACATCTGGTGGAAATCTTGTCCCGAGAGTGCAAATAACTTTTTCTGTTCCAGCTGGTGGCGTCGAGGCTGTGACGACAGTTTGCTATGGTCGCAAGGTGGGCGAACAGGCATGGCTAACACTTGGTACGTCTGGGGCTGCCGACGGCGTTGTATACGCTAATGGAGTCGAAGAGGGTGCAGAGTATCAAATCAGGCTACAGGCGCAGACAAGACTAGGTGTTGCATCTGATTTTTCTGCCGTTACAAATGAGACTGTAGTCGGAAAGTCGACCCCACCACCGGACGTTTCAGCAGTGCAGTTTGTTGACGGGTACGTCACATGGCTCTACGAATCAACACCAATTGACTTTGCTGGATTTGAGGTCAGGTACTCCACTCTATCAACAGCAACATGGGACAACTCCCTAGCTGCATCTGGAGGGTTAATACTAAATACAAAGTTTGACGCAAGATCGTACAACGGTGCGTTAACTTTTTTCGTCAAAGCCTATGATGTCGCTGGAAATCAATCTGTAAACGCTGGTTTTGTGCAAGTCGACCTTGGAGATGTTGCAGAGAGGAACATTCTGGAGCAGATAAACCAAGCGCCAGTATGGGAGCAAGCACCTTTTCTTGCTTACCCGCCTGGCAATGAGCTGTACTATGAAGAAGGTCGATATGTTTATAGTAGACTGATCAATGCTGATATAGCCGACGGGAAACTTGTACCATATGAGGCTGGAGGCTTTTTTGAACCTGGCGACAAGCCTATGTTCAACCCGCCAGACAAGGCTTTTTTCGACAACACAGCCCTTCCGATTCTGTACCACTTTATTTACGAGGTGCAGCCTAGGCACATAGGCGAAAAAGCTTTTGTATCAGCTGTTTTAATCGGAGAATACACGCTTGAATTTCGTGAGATTTCAGCGCCACTTGACGATTCTAACGAATTTATACCTGTTCCAGAGGCTTTTGAAGTACACGACACATTCGGTTATGAGTTTAGGTTTAAGACTATCCCAGGTCAAACGGTTTCAGACACAACAACATCAGATATAATTGTATCAATCGACGTAGACGATATAGAAGAGGTTATACAAGAATTTTCAGTGCCAATCGGCGGGGCGAGGTTGCCAATAGTAAAAGAGTACACAGCTATAAAGTATGTCTTACTTGCCCTAAAATCTGAGGCTGGCGGAGCAATATCAGCACAGTACGAAGATAAAGACAATATCTTAGGCCCAAAAGTGATAATTTACGACAAAGACAAAAATAGCGTCGCTGGGACAATCTCAGCGCAGGTTAGGGGGTATTAATGACAAACATATTTACATCGCAAGATACAGGCGAACAGAAGCTTGAAAAAGACTTGAACTATCTTGCAATTTTTTCCAGAGAGTCAGGCGGAACTGCATACGCTAGCGTTCTTGAGATTTCGAGTACGCCTTCTCTTGAGATTGATTCATACGGTTCAAGAAATAACACAAACGGTATACCAGACCTCTGCCTGTTCAACAGAGCTTCTTCGGCTACTTTCACGAACCAGCTAGGCCAGATAGAGACGGCTGCAGTGGATCAGTTGAGACATGACTATGACTCGAGTGGTAAATATCTTGGAATTCTGATAGAAAACCAAAGAACAAACTTCTTACTCAACAGTGCAACGCCAGTAACGCAGTCTGTCTCTCTTTCTGCGGGAGATTACACAACGAGCGTTTATGGCTCTGGTGATTGTACTTTA